AATATAAGCATGGCATCAAATCCAGATAACAGGTTTGTAGTTTATAATATTGAATTTTCAAGAAGTTCAGATGGGCCATCAATGACATTGTTTTTAAGTGAGGTGGTTTAGTGTCTAGTCCAATACGGTCAGTAGATCCAAAATATCTTGATGCTGTTGCAGCAATTCCAAAGCCTTCTCAAAATAAAAAAGACGACTCTGTAAAAATTGCAACGCCAGACCTGATATTATCAAATAATGAAATAATGTCAATTGAAATAATGACAGACCTAATCTTTGAGGATATAGGCGGATACGAACTGGCAACAATATCGAGACATGACTTAGTAAATGGTCAGAAAGTTGTTTATGCTCCAATAAAAAATTTAACAGATCTTTACTTGCAGTATAACCCAAACAATATCTTAAGGCTTCAATCATCTGACTCTTTTTTTAAATCTTTGTCACTATCTATTTTAGATAGATTGCCTATATGTGGCACAGGGTATGATATTTCACCCCCAACAGATAACCCAAGCGAAACTGACAAAAAGAAATGGACAAAAACTCCAAACTGTAAATCTATATATATAGATCCGATTACTGGAGACCTTGTAATTAATCTAATAAACATGAAAGAAAATGAGCAGGTTGAGGTAGAAATATTGACTGCTGGAAACATTTTTGATGATACAATATACTACGGGAGTAGCCAATGATAACCAATATAGGTAAAAATCTTTTAGCAAAGTATCTTGTGGGGCAGACACCGTCCTATGCTTCTCATATTGCCATAGGATGTGGAGCCAAGCCAGTTGTTTCTGACCATGTATTTTCCCCTGCAGAGTTAACAGCATTAAAAGATAAAGAGTCTTTAGATTTTGAAATGTTTAGATCTCCAATTATTTCCAGGGGATTTGTAAATGAAAATGGATTATCTAAAGTAGTCTTAACAGCAGAATTGCCAACAGAAGAAAGATATGAAATTACTGAGGTTGGAATATTTTCTGCAGGATCGAACCCCGTTGCTGGGTCATTTGATAGTAGAGTCGTATACTCTTTTGCCGATACAGACAATTGGCGCTATAGCATTGATGGGGAGTCTCCAGTAGAAATACCTGTAGACTATACCCCACTTGATGGACAAAACAATAATGGAACAATTGCTAAGACACAAAAGGTTTTTTCTACAAACGCTGACAATAGAATTTTTACACAACAAGATAGAGTTGGAAGAAATGAAAGATGTAGGTTTTTAAATAATATAGTTGTAATGAGAGGAGACTCTTCCTCCCTTTCATATAATACTCAAGGGGGCATGGTACCATTAACACTATCAGATTATATAATCTTAGATAAAACCTCAACAGACTTTACTAAAAACGGCCCACTTGATGAATTAAGGTTGGCGTTTTCTATTGTAAATAAAGTTGCCAATTCAAATACAGTACCAGACAATGTAAAAATACTTTTGGAGTTTTCTCATCCTGGACCAAACGCAAGTATTCAGTATGCAAAATTTGTAGTAGATATTGATAATATTAATTATGATCAAGGAATTTCTGAATATAAACACAACTTTCAAAATAATAGATATGTTGTAGTAGCAAAAAAATTTCAAGAACTAGATAAAAGTTTAAGATTTGATTGGGCAAGCGTTTCTGTTGCAAAAATTTATGCATGTGTAACTAAGGCAGGATCACCGTCAGATTTATTTTATGTTTGTTTAGATGCCTTAAGAATTGAAAACACAACATCTACTAATTCGTTATATGGTTTGACAGGATATTCTATAATTAAAAATGTAAATTCACGACCAATAATTAAGTCAGCCAATACAGCAAATTACATAGAGTTCAGATTTGTTTTGGATGTTTAGCCATGAATAAAACTCCAGACAAGGGAATAAAAAATGTTGTAATTAAAAGAGATTCACTTGGAAAAGTAACAGAAAAAAACTCTGTAGTTTTAAGGTTTAGAATAATATCAGAAGACAAAAATAGAAAGTCCGCATACTCTCAAATATTCGTTGCTGAATCTGGAGAAGTGCTGTTGGGTGCAGGGGATATAAATATCCTTGGTAACACAGTTATGGTTAACTGGTCTGCTGGAGAAATTTCAGCACAAATAATATATGATGTTTTTGTAGGATTTGATTCTGCAGCACCAACCTTTGTGGCATCAACTGGGTCTTCAAACTATTCATTTTTAAAAACAGGAACATCTTCTGTCCGTGTAGTAGTTCAAGCATCATCAACTAATCCAGCAATAAATCCTGACTTAAAAATCTATGACTCTGGAATAGTCAGTCTGGTATAATTATATTATGGCAATTTTACCTGTACCCGAAAGAGGGCAGCCTTTAGACGTAACATATATCTATCAGATAGTTAAGGCTCTTAATGATCTTTCTACCCAGGCATCAACATCAACATACAAGTATGTCACAGTAGATACAAAGAACTCAGGAAAGCAAAGTGTAAAAACTTCTGAAGCAAGAATTATTGGTGGATTTGTTCAAGTTACTTCTGGTTCATCACAGACTGCAGGATCTATCCAGCCTTTTTCTTATAGCCTTCCTAGCGAGTTTAAGTTTCCTCCAATTGTTACGGCAACGCCAATTAACATTGGAAATACTGATGCTGGAAAGGATGTTACGGTTACGCTATTAAGCATTTCAAATTCAAAAATTGAGGGTACTGTAAAATTTAATGTTGGTGGAGATACTACTGTCGGGATTAATTTATTGATAGTAGGAATCCCCAACTAATGATTTTTTGTAAAAGATGCAAAGGAAGAATGTTTATTGATAGATCATTTTCACAAATAAACAATCTTGAAATATATTGTATGTCTTGCGGGTCGAGAACATTTTTTCATCCGCCTAGTAATTCACAGGAGGGCATGTGGCTGTTAAAAAGGGAACAATTCAGAGCGAAGGTTACAATGTCCTCCCTGTAATATCAGGGAACAAAAAGGTTTGTTTTTTAAATGGTGACCTTGTAAGAATTCATCATTTAAATAAATCTAATGGAATAATGTCTGTTTATAATATTAATAAAGACAGGATCGAAAGTTGTTTAATTAATGATTTTAAAAAAAATAAAGAGCGAGCATACACGGTTGGAGAGACTGCTAATTTAGTTAATCGTCATAAAAAATATATGCCATCTCTTATGAGAAGAGGAATTATTCCATTTCCAAAAGGTTCTCAAAAGGGTGGAGAGAGAGGTTTCAGAGTTAGATCATATTATTCAGAATCGCAAGTAAAAGAGATTCGTGATATACTGGCTACATACCATATTGGCAGACCAAGAAAAGATGGACTAATAACAAATGATATTACGCCCAGTAAGCAAGAGTTGACAAGAAGAATGGGCGATGGTATACTTACATATACGAAAACAGAAGATGGGCGATTTATTCCTGTATGGGGTGAGTCTATTTAGCGAAGGGTATAAGAATGGGAAATGAAGCAACAAAGGTATCTGTAACGCTTGGATACACATTAAATCTAGGAAATTTTCAATCACTAAGGCTAGACCTTGGGGTAACAGACTCAAAGCGAGACGGAGAAAATACAGATCAAGCATTTGAGCGTGTTTACAAGTTTGTTGAAGATAAACTTACAGCAAAGATTTTAGAAGCACAGACCGAAGCCGAAGCAAAATAATGGCAGAACGCAAAGACCGCATGGCTTTGCTTAGTCGTTATAGTAAATTGCACACTCAACGATATGAGCAGAAGCCATCTCTCAATCTTAATGTAGAGCAGTGGGCTGCAGATGCACTAGTTGAGTCGTATGGAATCTCGGTATGTTATGAGTTGCTAGATTTTTATTTTGAAATTTCTACTAGTCCATCGTGGAATATTTTTGCCTACAAGGCTCAGGCATTGTTGGATAGTAAAAATGAAATAAACAAAGACAGAGAAGAGCGAGCACAACGCAGACAAAAAGCAAGGGAGTGGCTGAGTGAATAGTACAAAAGCAAGGTCATTGACCAAGGCCTTGACATGGAGAATCATAGCAATCATTAGCACCTTTGTGCTTGCTTGGTATTACACTAGGGATATTGCCTTTACTGTATCGTTTACAATTGTGTCAAATGTTATTAATTTTATTTTATATTATATACATGAGAGAACTTGGCTTAGGGTTAGATGGGGGAGGTCATGGAACAAAGAGACCGCTTAGAAAGATGGTGCGATAAACACAACCATAAGATGGGATTAATTAGGACTATTAGCGCATTAATTGTATTTATGCTGCAGGTGGTAATATTGTATAGGGTTTCACGATGAACGATGTAGAATCTAAATTAATTTCTGCAGTGCTGCAAGACAAGCAAATACATGTTCTCTTACAGGCTAATGTAGAAAACCTCTTAAAAACACACGGAGATATTTGGAATTTCATAAGACTGTATTTTGAAAATAATTCTTCCTTGCCACCAAGTGACCTAGTTAGAGAAAAGTTTAGAGACTTTGATCCAGTTCCAGGCGTTGGAGCAACAAGGCACCACCTTGAAGAACTGCAAGGTGAATACTTAAGGGATAGTCTAAAAGATATTCTTAGGTCTGCTGCTACTGATGTACAGCAGGGCGAGGGCGGTAAAGCGTTAGAAAATTTAATTACTCAGACATCAGAGTTAAAAAAGAATACTGCTGCTATTAGAGATATTGATGTAACAGACTTAGAGTCTGCCATTGCATATTTTGAAAATGTAAAGAAGCAGAAGGAACTGGGATATATTGGGATTAAGACTGGGCTTCCAGGGTTTGATAACTATTTACCTTCTGGAATCATGCCAGGGCAGTTGGGAGTGTTCCTTGCATATCCAGGTATAGGAAAGTCGTGGTTGGCTCTCTATTTCGCCGTACAGGCTTGGAAACAGGGTCGTAGCCCACTAATCATAAGCCTTGAAATGAGCGAGGCAGAAGTTCGCAATCGTGTATTTACAATTATGGGCGAGGGCCGTTGGTCTCATAGAAAACTTAGCAATGGAGAAATTGAACTAGAGATGCTAAAAGATTGGCATAGTAAAAATCTACAAGGCAAGCCAGAGTTCCACATTGTTTCAAACGATCAGGGTGGAGAAATTAACCCATCTGTGCTTCGTGGAAAGATAGATCAGTATAAGCCAGACTTCGTTATTGTTGACTACCTACAACTAATGTCTCCAAACCAAAAATCTGAAAATGAGACGGTACGCATGAAAAACCTATCTCGTGAACTTAAACTAATGGCCATTGCAGAAGAAGTTCCCATTATCGCTATTTCTTCTGCTACCCCAGACGATGTGACCAAACTAGAGGCTGTCCCAACGCTTGGTCAAACAGCATGGTCAAGGCAGATTGCATATGACGCTGACTGGGTGCTGGCCCTAGGTCGTGGTGCCAATAGTGATGTTATTGAGTGTGCTTTTAGAAAGAACCGAAATGGGTTTATGGGTGATTTTCTAGTACAATGTGATTTTGACAAGGGATACTATAGGTATAAAGACTTTGAAGATAAGCAGGTATAATATGGTATGTCAAAAAATAAGGAGAACATCCCGCCAGATTTCTATCACCATAAGCCTTTAAGGAAGTTTTTTATTGATGGCGTTATTCAGGATGAGGCTCTTTTAGGAAGATTAAAAATTGAATATATAAGATTGTTGGTCTCAGAAATGAGGTTGTGTGGGTATGTACCAAGATTTGATATTGACCCAGACTTTACAATAAGGTATAATGAGATAAAAGGGTTTTTTGAATTTGAATTATCTATACACGGAGTTTACGCAGGGAAAAGGAAGAGCGAATGGATAGCAGGAGTAGATGGAACCAATCCAATTCCTATACCGCAGAACAGGTCAAGCGAGTCCTTGCGGGGTCGGGCATAAACATAGAGTCTGAACTAGATGCTGACTTTATAATATTTTGTCCGTTTCATAATAATCACAGAACGCCAGCAGGAGAAGTACAAAAAAATAGCGGAATGTTCTTTTGTTTTTCTTGTCAAAAATCTGCAGATCTTATAGAATTAGTAATGCACACTTCTGGCAGAACATATTTTGAGGCAGCAAGATTTATAAAAAGCAAAGAGAAGGTTAGCAATCTTGCAGTAGAAATTGATCGTGCATTGGTTGAGAAAGAAAAATATAAGCCGTTTGATGAGTTAATAATTAAACGCTTACATAATAATCTTATTTCTTTAGATAGGCCTAAAAACTATTTTGCATATCGTAAAATAACACAAAATTCTTGTAGCAAGTTCTCTTTGGGGTATTCAGAAAAGCAAGACATGGTTACAGTTCCAGTTCATAGCCCAGACGGAATATTGTTAGGATTTGTTGGAAGATCTGTTGAAGGAAAAGATTTTAAGAATACACCAGGACTACCAAAAAGCAAAACCCTTTTTAATTTGCATCGTGTAAAGAAGTCTGATAAGGTATATATAGTTGAGTCTTCTTTTGATGCTATAAGACTAGACCAACTAGGAATTCCTGCAATCGCAACATTGGGAGCGAATGTATCGAACAAACAAATAGAATTGCTTCAAAAATATTTTAACAACATTTTTGTTGTTGCAGATAATGATGAAGCAGGAGGAAACATGAAAGACAGGATAGTTGAAAGGCTTGGCTCTCGTGTTTCTGTTATTAAAATAAACAAACAATATAAAGACATAGGCGATATGCCAGACGAAGAGATTAAAAGTTTAGGATTTTCGTTTGACAAAAGCATAGAGTCTATGCTAAACTAATACAAACACAAAGGAGAAATATATGAGCATTGTAAAGGGAATCAAAAACATTAATGCCCTGCTCGACAGACCAAAATATGAAAATGATGGACCAAAGGTAAAGTGGCTAAAACTTGCAGATGGACAATCTGTAAAGATTCGCTTCATCGAAGAACTAGATGAGGATTCTGCAAATTATAGCGAAAAGCGTGGCCTAGCACTTGTTGTTAAGGAACATGTTAATCCAAAAGACTATAAGCGCAAGGCTGTAGACACTATGGAATCAGAAGGCCGTGACTGGGCAGAAGAAATGCATCGCAAAGATCCAAAGGCTGGATGGCGTGGCCGTCTTCGTTTTTATTGTAACGTCTTAGTAGACGACGGTATCGAAGCACCATACGTTGCTATCTGGTCAATGGGTATCAGTAAACAATCATCATTTAACACAATTCGTGAGTATGCTCTTGAAACAGGAAGCATCTCAAATGTAGTGTGGAAATTAAAGCGTAATGGACAGGGAACTGAAACCAATTACACACTAATTCCATCAGCACCAGATAAGGAGCCATTCGATTGGAAAGATATCGAGCCTTATCCGTTGGAGTCAGCACTAAAAAAGATTCCATATGCGGAACAAGAAGCGTTCTACCTAGGCTTTGACAGTCCATCCGTAACATCGTCTACCAATACTGATTGGTAAGATGAACTACGTAGGCTTACATGTCCATACCCATTTTAGTCTTTTTGATGGGATTGCTACTCCAGAAGAATTAGTAGACCGAGCAGTTGAACTTGGTATGCCAGCATTGGCTATCACGGATCACGGAACATTATCTGGGCATAGAGAACTGTATCGAGTTGCAAAAGCAAAGGGCATTAAGCCAATTCTTGGTCTAGAAGGATACATGTGTGCAGACATATCTGATAAAAGAGATAAGTCTGAAAGGCAGGGTCAGCAAGATCTTGTTTATAACCATATTATCCTTCTAGCCAAGAATAAAATAGGTTTAGAAAATCTAAACAAGATTAGCGAATTAGCATGGACAGATGGGTTTTTTAAAAAGCCTAGATTTGATTTTAAGGTATTAGAAAAATACAAAGAAGGTATTATAGTTTCATCTGCATGTCCAAGTAGCGTTTTAGTAAAAGCATTAGAAGAAGAAGAGTTTGCCCTTGCTAAGAAGTACATAACATGGTTTAAGGATCAATTTGGCAGTGATTATTATATTGAGGTAATGCCACACAACCAAGCACACATAAACAAATATCTTCTTGATTTGGCAGACGAGTTTAATATTAAGGCTATCGTGACTCCAGATTGTCATCATTCACATCCAGGACAAAAAGAGATTCAAGAGTTTAAACTTATCATGAATGCTCACGCAAAGGTTTCCAAAGATGTTTCTTATGCAAAGTCAGCAAAGTGTTCATGTATGATGGACAGACTAGATTTATTATATGGCAAAGACAGAGAAGTAACATTTAACAAGTTTGATATACATTTGTTGTCTTATGAAGAAATGAAGTCAGCCATGGAGTCTCAGGGTATAGATAGGGAAGACATATACTCAAACACAATAGAATTGGCAAACATGATAGAGGATTACGATATACAAGAAGGCTTAAACCTTTTGCCAGTACAATATAGAAATCCAGATCAAGAGTTGGCAGATTTAGCATTTGCAGGTTTAGAAGAAAAGAGATTAAATAGCAACTGGCTTGGAAACGATATATATGAACAAAGACTTGAAGAAGAGTTATTGATTATTCGTGAAAAAAAATTCGCTCCATACTTTTTGGTTGTTAGCAATATGATTAACTGGGCAAAGAAAGAAGACATTCTAGTTGGTCCAGGTCGAGGATCTTCTGCTGGATCTTTGGTTTGCTATGCCCTAGGAATTACTGACATTGATCCAATAGAACATAATCTTTTGTTTTTCCGATTTATTAATCCAGAGCGTAATGACTTTCCTGATATTGATACAGATATTCAAGATACTCGTCGTGAAGAAGTAAAAGATTATCTTGTCAGACAATATAGGCATGTTGCTTCTATTGCTACATTTTTACAATTTACTGGAAAAGGAATAGTAAGAGATGTTGCTAGAGTTTTAAATATACCTCTGTCAGATGTAAACAAAGTATTAAAAACTGTTGATTCTTGGGATGACTACTGTACATCAAAATCAACACTAGAGTTCCGTGAAAAGTATCCAGAAGTGGAAATATATGGAGAACAACTTCGAGGTCGTATTAGGGGCACTGGCATCCATGCTGCTGGTGTGGTTACTAGCAAAGATCCAATCTTTAGATATGCACCACTAGAGACTCGCTCTTCTGCTGGATCTGATGATCGTATTCCAGTGGTTGGTATTGACATGGAAGAGGCTGAAAAAATTGGCCTTATTAAAATTGACGCACTAGGCCTTAAAACATTGTCTGTCTTAAAAGATACTATTGATATTATTAAAGATAGAAATGGCAAAAAGATAGACCTTCTTAAAATAAAAATGGACGATACCAATGTTTATCAAATGCTTTCTGATGGACACACAAAGGGTGTGTTTCAATGTGAAGCAGCGCCATATACTAATCTTCTTATTAAAATGGGTGTAAAAAATCTTGCCGAACTTGCAGCATCAAATGCTCTTGTTCGCCCAGGTGCAATGAATACAATTGGGAAAGATTATATTGAACGCAAGCATGGTCGTCAAAATATTGGATATACCCACCAAGTATTAAAAGAGTTTACGGAGGACACATATGGCTGTATTCTTTACCAGGAACAGGTTATGCAAGCATGCGTACACCTTGGCGGTATGTCCATGTCGGAAGCAGATAAAGTTAGAAAGATTATTGGAAAGAAAAAAGATGCTAAAGAATTTGATCAGTTTAAAGAGAGGTTCGTAGAAGGAGCATCTAGATTTATTGCTCCAAATGCTGCTCGTGATCTGTGGCATGACTTTGAGGCTCACGCAGGGTACTCATTTAACAAGTCACACGCAGTAGCATATTCAACACTATCGTATTGGACTGCATGGTTAAAGTATTATTACCCACTTGAGTTTATGTACTCAGTGCTTAAAAATGAAGGAGATAAAGATGCGAGAACTGAATATCTTATTGAAGCGAAAAGAATGGGCATTGTCGTTAAACTACCTCATATTAATGATTCGGATATTGATTTTAAAATTGAGGGTAAGGGTATTCGGTTCGGACTCACGGCAATCAAATTTATATCTGATAAGATTGCAGAACGATATATACAGGCACGACCTTTTAAGTCTTATGCAGAACTTGAAGCGTTCACATTTACTAAGGGAAATGGTGTAAACAGCAGGGCACTTCAAGCACTAAAGGCTATTGGTGCTGCAACATTTCCAGATAACCCAAGGGATGATAAAACAATTAAAGAAAACCTTTATGAGTATTTAAACCTTCCAGAGTTTAATATTACCATTCCCTCTCACTATTATGCTTTTATTCAAGATATAGTAGATTTTGATGATAAGGGTTGCTATATTTTTCTGGGTATGGTAAAATCAATTAAGAGAGGGAAAGGGTGGTCTAGAGTTGAAATTTTGGACAAAACTGGGTCTGTCGGTGTATTTGATGATGAAAATACGACTATTGAGACAGGTCGTTCTTATTTGGTCCTTTGTGATAATAACAGGATTGTGTCTGCAGTTCCTGCTGATGAAATAAAAAGTTCTAGTGCAGCATTGGTTAAGTTTTTAAATTACAGAATGTTGCCATATAAAGATAATGAAATGTTTGTTATATCATTTAAACCTAGAACAACCAAGAATGGAAAAAGAATGGCTTCACTTACCCTAGCAGATACCAAGAGAGATCTTCATTCAATAACAGTATTTCCTACATCTTTTGCAAAAGCGTATATGCATGTTAAAGAAGGCAATGCATATAAATTTGAATTTGGCAAGACCAAAGACGGAACAGTGATATTGGAGGATGTAAATGTCAGTTAGTATAGAAGAAGCGTTAGCACAGTTAGACCCTAGGTTAAGAAAAAGATTAGGTAGTGGCGTAGGTGTCAACTATGAGTATCAGCCAACATCAAGTTATGGTCTAAACAGAGCATTGGGTGGTGGTTTGCCTTACGGCAGGCAGGTTCTTATCTGGGGATCAAAGTCCTCTGCAAAGTCCTCTATGTGCCTTCAAATGATTGCTTTAGCACAGGCAGAGGGTAGGTTGTGTGCATGGATTGATTCTGAAATGTCTTATTCAGAAGACTGGGCTCGTAAAATGGGGGTAGATCCAGAAAAATTGATCTACTCACAGGCTAGAACTATTAGTGATATGGTCGATGTTGGTGTAGCACTTATGAATGCGGGTGTTGATTTAATCGTGGTAGACTCTATTACATCATTGCTTCCTGCAATTTATTTTGAAAAGGACACTGATGAAATGAAGCCTTTGGAAAATACAAAGCAGATTGGAGCAGAATCTCGTGACTTTAGTAACGCATGGAAAATGCTTAATTATGCTAACAATAAAGTTAAGCCTACTTTGCTTGTCCTTATTAGCCAGTCTCGTAATAACATTAATGCTATGTATACTAGCCAGCAGCCTTCTGGTGGTCAGGCTACTAAGTTTTATTCTTCTTGCATTATTAAGTTGTTTAGTTCCGAGTCAGACAATCAAGCGATTAAAGGAAAAATTAAAGTAGGGGATAAGTTAATTGAAGAAAAGATTGGTAGAACTGTGAAATGGGAATTGCAATTTTCAAAAACATCTCCAGGCTTCCAATCTGGAGAATATGATTTTTATTTCAGAGGAGACAATCTCGGGCTAGATACTATTGGAGATTTAGTTACTACAGCAGAGTTAAACGGAATTGTAGAGCGTACAGGAGCATGGTATCTTTTGCCAGATGGCACAAAGGTCCAGGGTAAAGAAGCATTTGTTAATCGTGTAAGAGAGGATCTTGACTTGCAAGAATTTATCAAGAATAAACTAAATGGCTAACTATAGTGTTTACGAAGGAAAATTTCCTTGTAAGACTTGTAAGCAAGAAGTAAAAACAGTAAGAGTTTATTTAGATACAGGAATGGCATCTTGGATGTGTTCAGATAAACACTTGTCTGAATGTCATTTGTTTAAGGTTGGATATAAAACAAAGAAGAGAAAAAATGACAGAGAAAAGTGAAAGCAAAAGAATAGGCGCAAGACAGCATAAAAACTCTGGGCGCAATACTCAGAAAGGCGATGCGTCTTGGAATAATTTCGTTCTAGATTTTAAAGAGGTTGAAAAATCTTTTACTTTAAATAAAGAAATCTGGGCTAAGGCTACTACAGATGCTATAAGAAATGGAAAAGATCCAGCCATAGTAGTC